GATGCGGCGTACCTTGATGTGCACGAGTCAGTAGTACAAGAGGTAGGCTTAGCAGTTAAAGCTATCCTAGAAGACGCACCTAAGTACTTGAGTACCCGGCTAGGGTACAACATAGCCCACGTACCCTTCCCGGCAGTTGCCGAGGCAGGTCTAAGTATGTTCTCTAAGGAAGTAATTAAAGCGGTGTAAGTACTGTACAAAGTACTGTATAAATCAATTGCAACATACAATTGAAAGAACGCAGTGAAATACAACCGCAGGGCAGTACTGAATAAGTGCTAGCAGCGACAGCAGTAAGTACTGTACAAAGTACTGTATATACCCAGTACAAGTAATTGCAACATGTACTGGGACACAATGATATATAATCCTGAATACTACGAGGCAATACCATGAGCGAAGCAAACAAAGTAGCACTGTCTGTACAAGAACTGCTGGCCCAAGCTAACGCAGCAGCAGAGTCAGCAGAAACAGATATGTCAGAAGTACAATCCGGTAGCTTCGGACGACTGTACCCAGCAGGATATGCATTCGCAAGACTGATTGAGTACGTAGAAGTTGGTAAGCATACCGAGGAGTTTGACGGTAAGGTGAAGCCAGCAGCCCTGACATTCCGCATGGCCTTCGCTATCTGGGGCACCCCGCCTAACCAGCCCAGCGGTGCTAAGGATAACTTCCACAATGATGATGGTACTCCCGGCATCATCCGTACCTTTGATATGCGTATCAGCAATAACGAGAAGGCCGGTTCAAAGATCGCCTTTGATCGACTGAACTACAAGGGCGGCGCAAAGCAGTTCTACCAGTTCATCGGTCAGCCATTCCTGATTAACGTGATCCAGAAGGCGAACAAGCAGGGCAAGATTCAGAACCGTATCGTGCTGAAAGATACCCTGCCGCCGCATGATCCTGCTACCGGTACCCCGTACACAATCGCTGATGCACCTGCTGAAATGTACCGCCTGTTCATCTGGAACCAGCCTACCAAGGCCGGATGGGACAGCCTGCACATTGAAGGCAAGATGGATAACGGGAAGTCAAAGAACTTCATTCAAGAAAAGTGCATGGCATCGCTGGACTTCGACGGTTCACCTTTGCAGCAACTGCTGAATGGTTCCGCCAGCATCCCAAGCCCTGAGTCAATGGCAGAAGCCCCAGCAGATGCCCCAGCGGCTCCAGCAGCACCAGCAGCTCCTGATGCCCCGGCTACCCCAGCGCCTGCCGCTCCCGCCGCGCCAAGTGCACCTGCGGCCCCGTCTGCTCCGGCAGCGCCTGCTGTGCCTAGCGCCCCGGCTGCACCTGCTGTACCCACTGCGCCTACCGCGTAATGGCTATCGTACTGGGAGTTGACCTCGACGCAGAGGTTGAGCCGCTTTTTGAATCAGCGACTCCCGGGACGGTGTTGCTTAGTGATGGTGACGGTGCAGCGTACCGCGCCGCCGCCACTGCTAAGACATTACCAACAGCGTACCGCAGGTTCATCCAAGAAATACTGGCAGAGCAGTTCATGACGAAGACTGCCAGCTCTGAGGTGTACCTGACCTCAAAGGACTCTCTGAAGGCACACCGTGCCCTGTATCCAACCTTTAAGCCGTACCAAGGCAACCGCAACGGTAAGAAGAAACCTGCCCTTCTGGAGCCTCTAAGACACTACCTAGCGAATGATCCACAAGGTCTGCCGGATGGTATGACAATCGAAATGGAACATTACTGGGAAGCAGACGACCGGTTGATTATGCGAGCACATGCCCTCGGTGATGCAGCAGTAATGCGCTCCGACGATAAGGACTTACGACTGACACCCGGCCCGTACTACGAGAACGAGACAGGCGTTATTGACCGGATCACTGGCCGGTTCGGTTGGATTAGCGAAGCGTACACACCGGCAGGAAGCTTGAAGATTAAGGGCCACGGCCTGAAGTTCTTCTGGGCACAGATGCTGTACGGCGATGCGGCAGACAATGTACGTGGCCTTGACCGGCTAGACGGTAGGCTTATTGGCGAACGAGGTACGCTGGAGTTCCTACAGCCTATCGAATGTGAGCACGAAGCAGCGAACCGGATACTCTGGGCGTACGCCAAGCACAAGCAGGATGCACTGGCCGAGGCACAGATGGTATGGCTACGCCGTTCAGAACACGACTGTGCTTTCAAGTACTTCATGGAACTGGAACTAGACAAGTCTCTAAAAGACTGGCTCACGAACCTGAATGATTACCACCAGAAAGTACTGGGCCTAGCCCTAAAGGATACAAACGATGCATAAATTAGCTAGAACCCAACTCCCTACACAAGAGCGATTACTATACTTATTTGAGGACGTTGGAGACACTGTGCGGCGTAGAGTACAAGTACCGGGCAGCACTAAGGAGTTAAAGGATGCACGTTGCATTAGCTCCGGTGGTTACTACGTGTGCCGCGTGGACGGTAAGCTGTACTATATCCATAGGCTTTTGTGGATAATGCGGACAGGGACTTGGCCGGTTAACGAGATAGACCATAGGGACGGCAATAGGCTCAATAACAGCGTAGCTAACCTACGGGACGCAGAGAGCTGCCAAAACTCATGGAACATGATTCCTAATGCTAAAAATACTTCAGGCTATGTGGGCGCCTCGTGGTGTAAGTCAACTAAAACTTGGCGAGGCACTATCAAGGCGCGTAACAAGTGGTACTGTCAAGGAGGTTATAGCACAGCAGCGGAAGCACACGCATGGTATCTTCAAATGGTAGTTAAGTTAAGGGGTGGTTTTACAAATGAAAACACAGCCAATGCGTAAGTTAGCGCGGACACAACTACGGGCTTGGGTAGTTCAACAACTAGCTAAGCAAGGAGGTTCCTGTTTGCTATGCCGGGAGCAGGTAGATTTAAGCATCCCCCGGCAAGCCGTAGCCGACCATAACCATAAGACAGGTGAACTACGCGGGGTGCTTTGTCGTTCTTGTAATAGTGGTGAAGGAAAAACTGCTAACGCCGCTGGGCGCTGGGGTGCAAAGAGCATGGATTATGACAAGATCATACCATGGCTGAAGAACCTTGTAGAGTACCTAGAATCTCCCGGCCTTGGGCTAATGTACCCCACTCACCGGACACCCGAGGAGCTTCGACTGGCCAAAAATGCGAAAGCCCGCAAGGCCCGCGCTAACACAGCGGCAACTAAGATTGTGCGGAAGTCCGTACGTTCAATGGCACCAAAGAAGGAATCAAAATGAGTGGAAAACTGCGTAAGCTATTCAGCAACGACGAAATTGTACAGGCTATGGTGGATTCACAAGACCATGTAGCAACAGCCGCCACAAAGCTATCCCGCCTTCGGGGCAAGACAATCAGCCGGGAGCTGCTGCGGTACTGGTTGCTGCACCTAAGCACCAAGAAGCGGAACGGCCAGCCGTACACTGGCACCACGGTACTTGATCGAAACATCCGGGACACCCTGACACTGCGGGTACCCTCGCCCCTTGACGACAACAAAGAGTACCCCGTAGAGGAAGACAACTCCCGGCTGCTTATTATCCCTGACCAACACGCCCCGTATCAGCACCCTGATGCACTGGCGTTCCTACAAGATGTTGCCGAACTGCTTGACCCGACCCGGGTAATTAATCTGGGCGACGAGACAGACGGACACGCCCTGAGCTTCCACGACAGCGATCCCGGTCTGGATAGTGCTGGCCCTGAACTACACAAGGCCCGTATCTTCCTGCAAGCACTGGCCGGAGTGTTCCCGGTAATGGACATCTGCCACAGTAACCACGGCAGCTTGGTGTACCGTAAGGCATTCAAGACAGGTATCCCGGTTGAGTACATCAAGCCGTACCGCGATGTGCTGTTCCCTGATGGTGGCGGCGAAGGCTGGTCATGGGCTGACAAGATACCGGTGCGCCTACCGAACGGTGATACAGTGATCTTCCAGCACCAGAGCGCCGGGGACATCCTGAACAACGCAGCACATGAACGTGCTAACATTGTACAGGGCCATGAGCACTCCGACTTCTTCATCCGGTACCGTAGCAGCACGAGTGCATTGTACTGGGCTATGGTGTCCGGTTGCTTGATCGACCCGAAGGCGCTGGCCTTTGCATACGGTAAGCTGTTCCCGAAGCGGCCTATCATTGGCTGCTCAGCAATCATCGACTCACAGCCTGTGCTGATCCCTATGCCAATGGATCACGAGGGCCGGTACACTGGCCGGGTTAATGGTATCTTGCAACAACAGGGCGTGTGATATGCTAATTGAATGTGTTAATACTAACAGAGAAACTCGGTGGGTAGACACCAGTACCGGCTGGGTGTACGACACGGAAAACGCCACGTGCCGAGTCACAAACCGACCTGCGTACCCACTTGGCCCCGGGAGGTGGCGCAGTGCTGGTGGCAGTCAACTGTACACTCATAAACCGGGCAGGTACGCACGGCAGACCCCGACTACCCCGGTGGGAAATGTACCTGTGGGCAGCGGGGCGGAATTGGGTACAAGCGTACCCAAAAGCGATAACAAGTCAGATGGGAGTTCCGCCAGCTATTACAAGCTCCCGGAGTACGCCGAGGAACTGCATCACCTGATTAGCTACAAGAACATGAGTGCAGCTATGGGCGAGATATTCCGGGCAGCGTACCGCTCCGGTGAAGCCAGCCATAGTGACGATTTGCGGGACATTCGTAAGATCATAGCTTACGGCCTGCAAGAGCAAGAACGCATCCTACGCAAAAGAGGTGAGTATGTACAAGCAACTAAGTGATAACATGACCAGCGCGATTGATACCGGCAACAAAGAAGCAGCAGCCCAAGCTGTGCTGGAGGCGGGCGATGCGTTCAACGGTAACGCAATTACCTTCGACCAGTACATCGACATCCGTTCAGACTTCCGTGAAGCATACCCAGACCTGATCTAATAGAGGTAATGATGCAAGACTGCCCGCTGGTTCAAGAACAAATTCAACGAGAGAAACGTGCAAGCGTGAACGCACAGAACAAAGCGTACCGGGAACTCGCTGAAGCTGCGGCAGAGGGCAGGCTGGAGGGTTTGCCAGCAAGTACCCGGGTAATCGCTAGGCTGTATCAGGGTATGGAGGATGCCCTATCGGTTGTGGTGAGTAAGGTGCACCGAGGCCCCGGCGCCGCACAGCGCGGTTGGCTCCGTGAGTTAGATGCTGGTACCCTTGCGGTAATCAGCATTCGTGGTGTGCTAGGCACTTGCCTGCGATCCCACGACAGGGGCGCTACGATCCAAGCGCTTAGCATCAACCTCGGTCGCCGCATAGTCCGAGAAGTGCTGATCCGCAGGGCCGAGGAAGTTAGCCCAGTGTACGTACAGCGCACGTTAGCGTACCTCAAGGGTGCCGGTACCGTAGCGCAGCACCACGTAGACCGTACAATGGACAGGGTAATTCTACACGTACTGGAACTGGACGCTCAAGACCAGCTCAAGAACTCTGATCTGCTGCACATGGGCAAGCACTGTGTGCAGGCTGCACTCGCTGTTGGTTTAATAACAATCCAACGTGGGGTGTTCAGCCGGGGCAAGTTAGTGACCTACCATCTGGAACCCAGCATTCAGAAAGTACTCACCGAGGAGCAGCCACACCTTGTACACAAAAGCCGGATAGCCAGTGTGTGTCCGCCAAAGCCTTGGCACTCTGCCTTCGGCGGCGGGTACCAGACCCGGGATATGTCTGATCCGCTGGTAACGCTAAAGTTCAGTATGCGTACTGAAACGAAGCGAGCTGTAATCAAGAACGTAGAGGAGAACACCCGCCTGCTGGATGTGGTGAACTACCTACAGAATGTACAGTTTCACATTGAGCCAGAAGCTGCTGACACGCTGACCCGTATCTGGGAAGGCGGCGGCTCTGCCGTGGGGATGCCCTCACGGAATGCTCCTGTAAAGCCTGCGTTCCCCTTCCCAGAAGGCTGGAGCAAAGAGCAGGCGCCAGATACACAGCTCGCTGTATTCTCTGAATGGAAACGACTGGTGGCAGCGTGGCATACCCACGACAAGAAACGCCAGTCCCGCCTGTACGAGACAGCAAGCCTAGTTCGGAATGCCCGGGAGCTACGGGACAGGAAAGTGTGGTACCCGGTGTTCGCGGACTTCAGACAGCGGTTTTACTATGGCGGCGACCCTAATCCGCAAGGCGCAGACGCCGCCCGCTCCCTTGTGAACTTTGGCAAGAAGAAGGCGCTGGGCGAGCGTGGTGTGTTCTGGCTGAAAGTGCACATAGCGAACTCCTGTGGCTTTGACAAGAAACGTATGCCCACCCGGGCAGCATGGGTAGACACGAACTGGGAAAGCCTCTTAGACGGTGCGTACGCCCCAGAAGACTCTGACCTGTACCGAGGCTTAGGGGATAACCCTTTAGTGGCCGCAGCAGCTGTCAGGGAGCTACACAAAGCGTACGAGTCAGGTAATCCGTACCTGTACGAAACAGGCATCCCGGTACACATGGATGCTACGTGCTCTGGGCTACAGCACTTCTCAGCNATGCTACGTGATCCGGTTGGNGCAAAGTTCACGAACCTGATAGACCCTGACGGTGAGGAGAAGGCGGATATATACGCCAGAGTGGCCGAGCTGGCCATGCAGCAGATTCATCAGGACGCTAAGGATGCAGGGCACAAGTACCAAGTATGCGCCCAGCTCTGGGCAGCACACGGTATCTCACGGGACTTAGCAAAAAGCCCGGTAATGACTTACGTGTACGGCGCCACACTACGCAGTGTATGCGATGGTATTCGGAACTACCTTGACGAAGCAGGCTGGGAGCATGAGTCTGTGAGCACGAGCAGCATGGCGCAGTACTTAGGCCGTGGCATGTTCGACGCTATCGAGGCAGCAGTACCAGCAGCAGCAGCTTGTATGCGGTGGCTTAGAGCGCGTTGTAGGGCACATGGCAGGCAGGAGCCTATGCTGTGGAAGAACCCTATGGGCTTTCAAGTGTCTCTCGATATTAGAGAAATGATAGAGAACCGGATATTCCTGCGGTCATGTGGTATGTCCGTGGCGGTAGTGCGGGAGTTCGGTGAGAACAACGCCGGGCAACGTATCGGTAATTCAATCAGCCCGAACTTCATTCACAGTTTAGATGCGGCGCACCTGAGTATGGTAGCGGAGCGTATGCAAATTGATGGGCTGGATTTGGTGGTTATTCACGACTCTTTTGGCACACACCCCAGCGATGTAGACACAATGCAGCGGTACATCCGTGAGGCATTCCTCGAAATGTACCACGGCGAGAACCCATTGCAGGCGCTTTTAAATGGTCTGGAACAAGACGCAGAGCTTCCCCCTATGGGCAATTTTGAATTGCTACATGTAATGGGATCAGAGTTCTTCTTTAGTTAATAATTCCTCTATTGCTACATTAGAGTGAAACCATAGGAAGGGACAGTTGAAACCAAAACAACATGAAACCCCAGAGTTCAGTGAGGTACAGTACGAGTATCTCAGGAAGGTGTTCCAAAGGGCGAGTATTACCCCGGACACCTCTACTAACCAACTCATGTACAGTGCTGGAGAACAGCACGTACTTGACTTCATAGGTACCAAGGTGAAGGCATGGGCAAGGCAAAGAGTAGGCCCATCGTAAGATACTGGATGGAGGAGGACGATCCAACGTACCTCCTACCTCTATTCCAGCAGGCGTACAAGGAGTTTCCCGAGTTCAGAACTCAACCCTACGAGGAGTACATACAAGGTACGCTCGATAGTGTAGAGGACTCCCCTAGATTAGAGCTGGTGCAGTACAACGAAACTACAGTAGTTGCGGGTGCTGCGCTGACGCCAGTGTATGACCCACACGTTGGTCGGACTATTGCAGTGTTATGGCAGTACGTACTGCCCGAGTACCGGCCCTCTGCGCTAGTTCGTGAAGTACTCCGAGCAGCACAGGAGCTGGCCCAAGTTCACAATGCCCCCACTATAACTTACTCCCACCGCAGTGGTGTTGGTACCTACATAATTAAATACAGGAAAGCAGCATGGGTAATCCATTCAAAGCCGCTAAGAAAGTCCTTAGCTCAGTAAACGATGCTAGAAAATCAATCACTAAAGAAATAGGTCGCGGCGGCGAATCTATACTGCAAGATGTTAAACGCGATCCACTAGGTTACGCCACCTTTGGTATGAGTTCCCAAGCCGAGGCGGGTATGAAAGCAGTTGGTGGCGCACTTGTACCTGACATTAACATGCCAGCACAAGACGATACAGCCGCTCGGTTGCTGGCCGCACAAGAACGCCGCGCCGCAAACGCAAACGCCGACCTTACTTTGGAGAACATTGTAGACGTGGAATCCGGCGGCACTGCCAGCTCTTTAGGCGGCATGGACAAGAAGAAAAAGCGTACCGGTCAGAACGTAAGCACATCACTCGGCATCAACACTTGAGGTAAGTATGAACCCAGACTCAGAGTACGGCGATGCCGCAAGGCTCTGGCAAGCATACCGGGATACCTCCAGCGTGTACCGGGGCGAGCAGTACGCCAAGTTCACAATTCCTTCGTTAATGGTTGATCCCCTAACGGGTAATAAAGGTGAGTCCGCTAGATCAATCGAACACGACTTTCAATCGGTAGGTGCGTTCCTAGTGAACAACCTATCCAGCAAGATAGTTACCGCCCTGTTCCCGGCGAATATGCCGTACTTCAAACTAGAAGTCGGCCCTGAGCTGGAGGCCGCAGCTACAGAGCAAGGTATCTCTGATGCGGAAATGAACGGTCGGCTGTCTGTATGGGAACGCGATGCTACTAAGCAAGTGTTTCTACACGGTGGCCAGCACAAGTTAATTCGGGCGATTAAGCTCTTGATGGTAGTAGGCGACTGTCTACTGTACCGTAACAGCGCAAACCAAAAATTCATGGTATGGACACGGCAGAGCTTCAGTGTACGGCGCAAGCCAACCGGCGAGCTAATGTGTGCTGTACTGAAACAGCGAATGGATTACGCTGAGCTGGAAGTGTCCCTGCAACAAGACCTCCAGAAAAAGTCACATTCGCAGTACACTGCTGGGCAGTACCTTGATATGTACACCGTGATTAAAAGCATTCCCGGCAAGAAGAATGACCGGGTGCGAGTGCATCACGAAATTGATAGAATGCAAATTGGTAAAGTAGGCGACTACCCAGAACACCTGTCCCCTTATCTTGTACCTGTCTGGAACCTTGCTGATGGTGAGAACTACGGACGTGGACTGGTTGAGGAGTACGCTGGAGATTTCGCACGACTAAGCCTGCTAACTGAGCAGCTTGGCCTGTACGAGCTGGACAGCTTGAACATCCTGAACTTAGTAGACGAGTCGGCGGGTGGCGTAGTAGACGATTACCAGAACGCAGAAACTGGTGACTACGTACCGGGTAAAGTGGGAGCTATCACTGCGTATGAACGCGGCGACTACAACAAGATTCAAGCAGTTAATTCTGCGCTGAACGCACTGGTGCAACGGCTATCACAAGCGTTCATGTTCACGGGGAACCAACGGGACTCCGAACGGACTACCGCTACTGAGGTAAGAGCTACTGCCCGTGAGGCGGAGATTACACTCGGCGGCACGTACAGCTTGCTGGCAGAGTCATTACAGGCCCCACTAGCGTACTTGAGCATGGCCGAGGTGGCCAAAGATAGCGAGAACCTGCTGTTTGGTCTGATGTCAAAAGACTTCAAGCCAACGATCACTACCGGTATTCCGGCAATGACTCGCTCAGCAGATACCGAGAACTTGTTAACAGCCGCTCAAGAAGCCAGCGTAATTGTGGCAGCACTGTCCCAAGTACAATCGAACCGCTTTGATTTCGAGAAGATCATTGAAAAGGTATTCCAAGGCAACAGCGTTAACTTAGAGGAGATAAGCAAGACAGCCGAGCAATTAGCGGAAGAAGCGCAGGCCCAAAAGGATGCAGCTACCGCCACCTCTAATGCCACGACAGCCGCCGCACAAGGCGACCTTGGCGAAATCCAGCAAGCTATACAGGGTATACAATGAGCGATCCAGTAACAAACGAACAGAACCTACCAGCCGGTATGCAAGAACGCGCCGCCGCCGCAGGTCAACAGCCGTATGTGCCACCTTCCCAAGAAGTACCTGAGCACCTACGCAGAGCGCCAGCAGCTCCAGTAGAGCAAGAAGCCCAGCCAGTTAACCCTATGCTTAGCCGGGTATCCCAGCAGGCCCCTGCACCGGTGCCCACACAACACTTGGAACCCAAGTTGGAGCAGCCAGCGCTGCTTACACCGGAACCCAAGCAGGCCGCTAAAGCTACCGGTACCATTTCTGATCTGGTTGGCGATTTGGGCACTGACCCGTACGCCAAGCCCAGTATTACTTACATCGAAACATTGTGTACCAAGGGTGAAGTCGATCTAGGCCGCGCCTTTAACAATGCAGTAGAGCACGGGGATGCTTCCCTGATTGACTCTGCGTACCTGAACGAGAAGCTCGGTGCAGACGCTGCCGCAGTTATCGCCCAAGCTACCTCACTGTTCGAGTACAGCGCCAGCCAAGCAGAGAAAACAATGGCAGACGTGTACGAGGCAGCTGGTGGTGAGGAGGTATTGCGCCAAGCGGTGCCGTACTTTAATAAGTCCGCTGATGCAGCCGAAAAGGAGGAAGTAGAGTACCTGCTGAACTCCGGTAACAAGGCCCTTATGGCCCGAGCCGCTAAGCGAATTGTACAGTACTCTCAGAGTGCGGGTATGACGTACTCCCCGAATGGTCAGCCTCTGGGTTCGCCCAGCTCCGAAAAAGGCTTGAGCAAGGCAGACTACATCGCCGCGATTAGCAAGCAGAACATTTCACCCGAAGCCTACAACGGACTACGCAACCAGCGCAAACTTGGTAAGCAACAAGGTCTGTAACAAACCCGTAATACACACGTCTAACTAACCACTTTACTTAAAGTACAAGGAAATAATTATGCCTTTTTTGACTGATCTAACCCGTCCCCAGTTTGGCGGCCCTGATTCCGATGTTGATCTGCACATTGAGGAGCACCTCGGTATTGTAGACAAGACTTTCTCTTACAGCTCTAAGCTGGCGCCGTACCTGAACATCCGAAATCTGCGCGGCACTAACACCGCCCGTATCGACCGCTTTGGTGACGTAGAAGTATCTGGCCGTAAGTCTGGTGAAGACTTGGTGATTGCACCGGTGCGTAACGACAAGACTATCCTGACCGTTGACACTGTACTGTACACCCGTCACCAGCTGGATAAGTTCGACGACTGGATTACCAACATCGACACTCGCATGGAACTGGCCGAGCTGGATGGTACCGCACTGGCTAAGCAGTTCGATCAAGCCTGCCTGATCCAAGCCCTGAAGTGTGCCGACTTCACTGCCCCTGCCCATCTGGCTGGCTCTTTCAATGATGGTATTAAAGAAGAAGTGACCATCACTGGTACTCTGGCCTCTGGCGAAGCAGACGCAGACATTCTGGTGTACGCACACCGAAAGTCTCTTGAGAAGCTGATTAACCGTGACTTGGGCGACCGCCTGATGTCTGAGGGTGTCACCTTCGTAACCCCGGCTGTGTTCACTATCCTGAACGAGCACAAGCGCCTCCAGAACGTAGACTACCAAGGTGGTGGTGCAGGCGTTGGTAACAACTTCGCTGCTGGCCGTGTGGCTGTAATGAACGGTATCCGCGTGATTGAAACCCCGCGTATGCCTACCGCCGCTATCACTGGCAACGCCTTGGGCGCCGCCTTCA